CTTGACAACGTTGAAGAGTTGTGATACACTAAGTTAGGACGTTCAAACTATTGGAGCTACTAATGATATTTCGTTCCACGTTAGCTTTATTTCGCGATCTCTTCGTTACCCTACTCATGATAACCATTATCGCTCTTTGCGGTTTAATAAGCTATTATGCAATAATCCTAGGCGGAGAGGTAGGCTTCGGCTTATTATTAGTAGTCCTAATATATGGAGCGTATCGCTATAAACTTTAGCATACGCTTTTTTAAGCCCAGACTTTATGTGGTAGTTTTTAAGCCCAGACTTTATATGGTAGTTTTTAAGCCCAGACTTTATGTGGTAGTTCAACGGGAGAATAAGATGTCAAAGAATGCACGCCGCCATACTAAACAAGACCGACATATAGAAGATGCGAAAGATGGAGAGGTAACGCGCTTACGTAAAGTAATTAAGCGCCTCCAAGCTGAAAAGCAAAAACTAATCAGTGAAGTAAATACACTAACCAGTGCCTTTGATAAAAACGTTAAATTCTTAAAAGGCGTAACTAAAGATTTATCAGTAAAGGATTTAATCCAAGCTGCTAAAAAAGATATGAACCTTAAAGAGTTGCAACTTCAAAAGGAAGCGGAGCCAACTTTAGAGGAAAAGTGGAAATGTTATACATGTGGCGTTGGAGTCTTAAAGCTTCTCATTTATAAAGAAGGTGCTCAACGTAAATACTTTCGAAAGTGTAACGCTCAAAAGTGCAACAATAGAACTAAACCACAAGACTATAATGAAGAAGTTGAGGGCGTACGATAGTGTCACCTTTAATATTGGACGTAAACTAATGTCCGCTTTTCACTTATTCACATTTATCTTATTAATGTTAGTTTTCCAAACTACAAACATAAAGTGGTTAGACTATAAAGTACTACGGCGGAGAGTTTTACTACCCATAATATCCCTAATTAGTGCCCAGATAATCATTAGTCACTTTTGGAATTAAAAAAGACAATATATGAACGCATCAAATTTAGTTAAACTTGAAAACGTACAATTAGAAGCTCACGATGGTAAAGGTATTAACGTAAAATCTCAATATTATAAACAACTTAATCGATATACGCGTTCAGTAATTAGAGCTTTAAACAAAAACCCTAGTGAAGAAGATCGCACTTACTATCTAACTCAACTTGAATTATCATTTAAAGAGATGAATTACGTTCAAGACAAGTTCTTTAATATGTTTTGCCCTAGTATTGATAAATAACCTAACGTTAACTCCAAGAGTGCCCAGATTAAAAGGTAAGTTATGAATATTTTAGAGATAGAGAAACTCTTTCAATTAATGAACCGTTACGGTATCACTAATTTTAAATCTGGAGAAGTTGAAATTCAACTCCCTAGCCCAAAGAAAACATTAGCGCAAAAACTTAGCACTATTTCAGTAGAAGAGATTAAAGCAATTCAAAAACAAGACGATCAAACAGTAAAAGATACACTTATACAAAAGCGAATGAATCAAGATGAAATTGACGACCATCTTTTATTTGCTCACGAACAATTTTAATTAAACTACAAAGGATAACTCTAATATGGCTAAAAAGATAATTGAAAAAGAAGTAAAGTACGATCCTAAAAAGAAAGTTCTACAAGAAAACTTATATGAAAATGCTAACGGTGGCACTTTAAAATCCAAATGGTGGAACGCTGAACCGAAAGACATGTACCTCCACATAACCGTGGTAGTTGATGGCGTTATGGATATGCAAACTTATAGACAATCACAAAATCTTAGATATGCTAGACTTTATGCAAACCAAGAAATCACTGGTTTTGGTTTAGGCGCTTACGATCGAGTAGCTCAAGGTCCGATTAGTAATAGAGTTTCGTATAATGTAGTAAAGTCGTGTATTGATTCAGCTGCATCTAAAATAGCTAAGATGCGCCCTAGAATTGTTGCTTTAACTTCAGGCGGTTCTTGGCATTTACAACAAAAAGCAAAAAAACTAAGCAAGTTTATAGAAGGTTCATTTGTTGAAGCACAAACCTATCAAGAAATGAGTCGCGCTTTCATTGACTCATGTGTTTTCGGTACTGGAGTAGTTAAAGTATTTCAAGATGGCGAAAAAGTTTGTACTGAGCGCGTGTTTGTTAATGAAATTATTTGTGATGATGGAGAGGGAATTTATGGTAAGCCGCGACAAATTCACCAAATAAAATATATCAGTAGAGACGTTCTTATAGACATGTTTCCGGAATTTGCTGATAAAATTCAACACGCATCAAGCGGAATGAAAGGTGATAAATCAACACTTACTTCTTACTCAGCCGACATGGTAGTAGTGAGAGAGTCATGGCATCTTAGAAGTGGAAAAAATTCTAAAGATGGAATGCACGTAATATCAATCGAAAATTGTACACTATATTCTGAACCATACAACAAAGATTATTTTCCATTTATTTTCCTTAGATGGTCACAACGCCTTCTAGGATTTTTTGGAGCTGGAATTGCTGAAGAACTTATTGGAATTCAAATTGAAATAAATAAAATTTTACGAGACATTCAAGTAGCTCAAAATCTTGCATGTGTTCCACGCGTATTTATTGAAACCGGATCTCAAGTTGTAGAAGATCACGTAAATAACAAAATCGGATCAATAATAAAATACACCGGAACGGCACCAACAATTACTCCCGCTAATGCAATGCCAACTGAACTTTATAACCACCTTGAAACTTTATATAATAAAGCTTATCAAATAACAGGTATATCTCAACTCTCCGCTACTAGCATGAAACCAGCCGGCTTGGATTCGGGCGTTGCAATTAGAGAATATCAAGACATTGGAAGCGAAAGATTTTCATTAGTATCTCAAGCCTATGAAGATGCTTATGTAACTTTAGGAAATCGCTTTATTGATCTTGCTCAAGAACTTGCAATCATTAATCCAAAATTATCTTTACGAGTTCCGGGTAGTAAATTAGTAGAAGAAATAAAGTGGGAAGACATTCAAATTGGTAAAAATCAATACATGCTCCAACTTTATCCAGCTTCGCTTTTGCCAACGGAACCAGCCGGACGTTTACAAAAAACTCAAGAACTCTTACAAGCTGGAATGATCAATCAAACAACTGCAAAAGCTTTACTTAATTTTCCAGATATTGAAGATGCAATGGACAACGAACTTGCCGCTTACAACGACATCCGATCAGTATTAGAAGATATGTTGGAAACTGATATTTACTCAGCTCCAGAACCTTTTATGAAACCAGCTCTTTGTATCGAAATCGCAAACTCATATTATTTACGTTCCAAGACGCAAAAGATTGAAGAAAATAAACTTGAACTTTTAAGACGCTTTATTGAAGATAGTGCAACTCTAGTTAAGCTTGCAACTCAACCACCACCTGAACAAGCTCAATCACAACTTGCAAACCCTGAAACACTCCCTACTAGTGATCTTTTACCACAAGTTTAATCAAATGTCGCTATTTTGTAACAATTTAGCGATTAATAAATATAAGTTACCCGTTTAGTACCTATTAATTAAGTACAATACCCATTTCGCACTTAGATGGGTTAAATATTAAATAAATGTGCATAAAGAAAGGAAAATGTTATGAGTGAACAAACTAATTCAATGATGCCATCATCAACTCCGGAAGCAGCTCCAGAGGCTTTAATCGAAAAAGCAGCTCAAGAGCTAGCTCCCACTCCTAAGGTAGAGCCAAAACAAGAAGAAATTGATTATTCTTCACGTTTTGCCGCCCTAAGTAGAAGGGAAAAACAACTTATTGAACGTGAAAAGCGTTTAAAAGATGTTGAAGTAAAAGCAAAAGATTCAGATTCTAAGCTCCAAAGTTGGGAAACTAGAAAGGCTGAACTTAAAAAGAATCCAGATCTTATTTTTGAAGAGATTGGAATGAGTTTTGAAGATCTAGTTAGCTTTAAGTTAGGGGTTCAAGAAGAAGCGGAAAAGAAAAACCTAGATCCAAATGAACTTTATAAAAAAATCAAAGCCGACTTAGAGGCTGAACTACAAAATAAGTTTAAAGAAAAGGAAGATTCTGAACTAAAAGCCAAGGAAGAAGCTGAAATTCAAAAAAGTGCCCAGATTATAGAAAGCTTTAAAAAAGATATAGAAGACACCATCAAAAGCCAAACAGATAAGTATGAGATAATCAATTATCAGGGTGACTATAACTTAGTTTATGAAGTAATTGAAAATTATTTTAACGAACACAACGAAGTGTTACCTCTAGAGGAAGCCGCTAACCATGTGGAATCTTATCTCGAAGAGTTAGTTGAAGGAGCGACTAAGTTAAAAAAGATTCAATCAAAATTTGCCCCAAAGGTTGAAACCCCAACACAACCAACCTCAAAGGCATCTGAGATAAGTAAGGCAATAGACAATACGCCAAAAACGCTATCGAATTCTCTACAATCTTCGTCGTCAACCTCACTTAGTGGACCAATTGATATAGAAGAAAGTAAAAGAAGAGCGGCGGCACTGTTGCGTTGGAAATAAAAAAACAAAAAACTTAATTTTTAAAAGGAAAAATGTATGTCTTTAGATTTAACAACTTTCGATGCCGCGCTTAAGCAGCATTATACCGACGATGTAGTTCAAATGATGGTTTACAAGGATAACCCCCTTCTTGCTTTAATTTCAAAATATGACCAATTTGGTGGTAGAAACTTGCCAATCCCTTTAATTTACGGAAACCCACAAGGTCGTTCTGCAACTTTCTCAAACGCTCAAACTCGTGGAGCTGCAACTTCTTCATTGTTACAAGATTTCGTTCTTACAAGAGTAAAAGATTATTCAATTGCTACAATTGACAACGAAACTTTAGAAGCATCTAAGGGAAATGCAAACGCATTCATGGAAGCTGCTACTGTTGAAATCGATGGTGCTATTAACTCTTTAACTAGATCAGTAGCTATCTCTATGTACCGTGATTCTTCTGGTGCAATTGGTCAAGTAAATGCTGAACCAACTGTAGCTTCTCCATCTTTCGACATTACTTTAAAGTCAACTGAAGATGTAACTAACTTCGAAGTTGGACAAGTATTAGTTATTTGGTCTGCAAAATCTGGTGGTTCTCAAAGAACTTCTGACGGTTCAGATGATGAATGGATAATTGCTGGTGTTAACAGAGTAACTGGTGTAATAACTCTTACCGGTACTTACTCTGCTTCTGGAGATATTGCAGCTGATGATTATCTATTTGTTGAAGGTGATAGAGGATTAAAAATGTCCGGTCTTGAAGGGTGGGTTCCAGCTTCAGCTCCGTCGGCTACATCATTCTTTGGCGTTGATAGATCAGTAGATACAAGATTAGGTGGATTAAGACTTGACGGTTCTGCTATGCCAATCGAGGAAGCGTTGATTGAAGGTGCTTCATTATGTGCAAGAGAAGGTGGAAAAATTGACCACTTTTTTATGTCATACGATAAATATTCTGAACTTGAAAAAGCTCTTGGTTCTAAAGTTCAATATATTGATCTTAATGTAAATCCTCAAATCGGTTTCCGTGGTATCATGGTTAACGGTCCTAGAGGTCCAATTAAATGTATCCCAGATCAAAACTGTCCAAGTGGTTCAGTGTTTGGATTACAATTGAGTTCTTTCAAACTTTACTCTTTAGGAAAAGCTGTAAGAGTAATTGATACTGACGGTCTTCAAATGTTAAGACAAGCAAGTGCTGATGGGGTGGAAGTGCGCTACGGCTTCTACGGACAGCTCGGATGTAATGCCCCCGGATATAATATCAATATTTCCGTATAATTTAAAATAAATTAAGTGGGAGGGAGAAATCCCTTCCATTTTTTAAAAAACTGTGATATACTTAAGACATGAAAACAAAAAAATGTAACAGGTGTCAAGAAGTTAAAACAGAGTTCGAGTTTCACAAAGATAAAACTACGAAACTAGGACTTTATGGATTTTGTAAAGTTTGCAAAGCAAAAGCAACATCAAAATACCATCACGAGAATAAAGACCACAGAAGAAATTTACAACTAAAACGATACTACGGTATAACTTTAGAAGATTACAATAGTATGAGAGAGAAACAAAACTTTTGTTGTTATACTTGCGGAACTGAAGAAAAAAATTTGCGTCGAGGTTTATTAGTTGATCACAACCACACAACCGGCAAAGTGAGAAAATTATTATGCGATTATTGCAACGTAGTTTTAGGAAAAGTAAAAGAAAATACGGAAATTTTAAGAAATTTAATTAAATACATTGATGATGATAATTAATAAACCATAGGCAATTTCGCTTATGCGGTTTTAGGCGGGGGGCTGTCTAACAATCGATACCAAACCAGCCGAAAGGCAAAGGAAAATTTATGGCTAATAGACTTTTTAATCAATTTAACTACACACTTGAATCAGGAATAGTAAATCTATTCGGATCAGTAACAATCGGAACTTCTGGAGCTATAGACGCTTCTAGTTGTAAAGGTTTTTCTATCGTTAAAACTGGTGGTGAAACTGGACGATATACTGTAACTCTTAACGACAAGTACAGCGAACTTAAAATTTGTAACGTTGTAAGTGTTGGTCCAGCTGACGCCGCTCTTACAGATGCTTCAGGTATCATCGTTTCATTAAGAAACATTGCAGTTGATAGTGCAAAAACTTTTGACATTCAATTTTCTAGAAACACAACTTTAGCTGACACTAACCCAACTTCTGGAATTATCTTTAAAATTCAAATTGTTTTAAAAAATTCTAGTCAATCATTTTAATGATCGGAGGCTACAATGATGATGTTACCAGATAATAAAAAAAGCGCATCTATTATAGTTGCAAAAATTAAGCCTGGAAAATCCGAAGAAGTTGAAAAAGAAGCTATGCAAAATCAACCACAATCAGATTATAAGTTAGCATTGGAAGATGCCGCTAAAAAAATGATTGAAGCTGTTGAAAAAAAAGATGCAAAACTTTTAGTATCTCATTTAAAAGATTTCATGGATATGTGTGAAGAAAAAGAAGATGCGTCTGAATTAGAAGACTAAATTTTGAGGGAGGGTTCGCCCTCTCTTTTCAAACTCTCAGGGAGGTTTTATGTCCGTAACATTAGCAACAATGAGATCTAGAGTAAGACAACGCGCCGACATGGAAGAAAGCGAATTTGTTCAAGACTCAGAACTCAATCAATATATTAATTCATCATACCAAGAACTATATGATATTTTAGTTACTTCATTTGAAGACTATTATACTCTACCGCCTGTAAGTTTTACTATTGCAACAAGTACTGATTATTATACACTACCGGCAGACTTTTATAAACTTAGAGGAGTAGATGCGTCTTTAGATGGAAGTACATACTACTACACTTTAATGCCTTTTGATTTTTTAAATAGAAATAGAAATAATGATAACTTAATTGCAGCTGATTATTCCGCAACTGATAGGAAATACCGAATAGTTGGAAGTAGAATTTATGTTACTCCAGCTGACAACGCTCCAGGATCTTATAGAATTTGGTACGTTCCTTCCGCAACCGTTTTGACTTCAGATTCATCTACTCTTGATGGGATTAACGGATGGGAAGAATATGTTGTGGTAGATGCCGCTCGTAAATGTTTAGATAAAGAAGAAAGCGATACTAGAGCTTTAGTAGTAGAAAAAGAAGCACTAAGACAGCGAATTATTGCCGCTTCTGCTAGGAGAGACGCTGGAATGCCAAAGAGTATTTCAGATGTAAATAGTTCAGTATTTTACAACAATAGACGAATTTTTTAAATATACAATTCAATTATAGGCGAAGTAAATGTTTAAAAAGTTTAAAAAATTAGAAATTCCAGATGAACTACTCTCAAGAGTACAAGATAATGTTGATACGGCGATTAACCAATTGCCAAATACTCAAATTATAAACGGAGTATTACTTAAAGGGATAAGCTTAGACAGTGCTATTACTAATCAAATCTCACATAAATTAGGTAGAAATTTGATAGGGTGGCAAATTATTAGAATTAGAGGAAACGCAACGGTTTGGGACTCTCAAGATAGTAACAATCGCCCAGATGTATTGCTAGCTTTAAACTGTAGTTCGGACGTACAAGTAGATCTTTGGGTGTTTTAGTATGATTATTTATAAAATTACAAATTTAATAACAAATAAAGTGTATATTGGACAAACTATAAGAAGTTTAGAACTTAGATGGAAAAGACATAAATATGATAATAAAGCTTGTATAGCTTTAAAAAGAGCAATAAATAAGTATGGGCATTTAAATTTTAAAATTGAAAAAATAGATGAAGCTAATAATAAAGTAGATTTGAATCTCTTAGAGATAAGATATATAAAAAAATACGATTGTTTGGCACCAAAAGGATACAACCTTAGGGTTGGAGGTAATAGTCCTACGATTTCGGAAGAAACAAGATTGAAAATGAAAAAAAGTAGAAAAAAACAAAATATGTCTTTTAAATATAAATCTATTATAGATAACAATGGGAATATATTTAAAAATATTGTAGATGCATGTAGATTCCACAAAAAATCGTCCGCATCTATTCATTATATTCTAAAAGGTGTTAGAACAAAAACAAAAGAAGGGGTAACTTTTAGTTACTATAAAGGATAATAATGAGCACTACCTATATGGATCTCACCTTACCAACGCCATCGATTTCTGTCGGTCCAGCTTGGGCAAGTACTGTTAATACCGCATTTGAAGTGATTGACGCCCATGACCACTCAAGTGGTAAAGGTACAAAAGTAAAACCTAACGGGATGGATATCAATGATGACTTAGATATTCAAGAAAACGAACTATTAAATGTAGACGCGGCTCAACTTGTTGATCAAGATGCTACTTTAACAGGTGCAACTAATACTTTTAAATTATTTGCCTACGAAGGCGATTTATACTATACTAACTCTGCCGGAGTTGCCGTACAAATAACAGACGCCGGAACTATTGCATCAAACCCAGGTTCGGCTCAAGTCTTTGAAACTGTTGCAGTTAGTTCAAACTTAACAATCGGTCCTTCCGACACTTATGTTTATTTAATAGTCGATTGTAGTGTTGCTAGAACAATTACTTTACCTCTAGCTTCCGGTGTAACAGCTGGACGTATATACATTATCAAAGATTCTACAGGACAGTGTCAAACAAATAATATTACAGTAGCTAGGCAAGGTTCTGATACTATAGATGGATCTTCGTCCTTTACAATTGACATGACTTATGGTACATTTTACTTTATATGCGATGGATCAAGCAAATATTACGTTAGTTAAATAGGAAAAATATGTTACAAAAACAATCGGTTCCTATAAATTTTCAAAATGGTATGGATACAAAAACCGACTCTAAGCAATTAGACTTAGGTACAATGTATCAAATTATCAATGGAGTTTATACTTCTCCAAAAAAAATAAAAAAAAGAAATGGCTACAACGCTTTATCAAACTATGATTCTGATAACGTTTCTCTCCCAACTTTAGAATCTTTAGCCGTTTTTAATAACGAACTAGTAGCTTTTACAAACGACGCTTTATATTCGTACTCAGACAGTATTGAAAAATGGGTAGAAAAAGGCGTAGTATCAAATTTAAATATTACTAGCGTTCCGGTTTTTAGAAACGCATACAACGCTACAAAAGTTGGATGCGCTACCGTTGAAAATATTGCGGTTTTTGTTTGGAAAGATAGCAGAGGTGGAAGCTACTGTTCAGCAATGGATTTACAAACTAACACTTTATTTTTATCAGAGGAACAACTGACTTCAAGTGGTGACAATCCAAAAGTTGTAGTTAATCAAAACCAATTTTATTTATTCTACAATGAAACTGGAAACTTAAAATATAAAAAGATAAATTCAGCAACTCCAACAACACTAGGAACAGCTGTAACAGTTAAAACCGATTTAGATTCATCAAACCCATATTATGATATTATAAACGTAAACGATCGAATTTATGTAACATACAATACTTCAACCGCTGGCGATTTATTAAAAATATTTTACATATTATCAACCGATGTTTTGGGAACTACTGTTGGTTTCGGCGGAACTATCAACGCCGACGGAGCCTTAACTATATCTAGCGATTCATTAGATAGAATTTGGATAGCATACTACGACAATACTTCGGTATTTGCTCGATGTATGTCCTACCCTCTCACTACTACAATTTTAACATCTACAACAATTGAAACCTTAGCAAACGTTACTAATATCAGTTTGATAGAAGCTGTAAATGGTGCTTATATGGAGATGTTATATACCGTTTACAATGCTACAAGCTCAAATACATTAATTAGAAAAGCTGATATCGCGGTAGATGGGACTGTAGATGGACCAGTTCAGTTTCTTAGATCAGTTGGACAAGCTAGTAAATTATTTAGATATGGAGATGAACTTTATACAATTTTAGTTCACGATTCAACTTTACAAGCTACTTACTTTGTTGCAACTATTGGAGCAACTATTCAAGCAAAATTTTCCGCTGGAACAGGTGGAACAGTTATTGCTCAAAATAGTTTAAGTGATGTTGGTTTAATAGCAGACGGATCATTTCTTGCCGCCACTCAAGTCAAATCACTAATCACTCAAACAGCAACTGCCGTTGTTTCTACGTTTGGAGTCAATAGAAGCGTTATTAATTTTGAACCAACGCTTAACTATCAAGATACTACTTTAGGGCAAAACTTATATATTTCAGGCGGAACTTTAAAAAACTACGACGGCGCTACTGTTACAGAAGATAATTTTTATCTATATCCAGAAGGATTAACAGCTGGAGCTAACTCCGCTTCTGGTGGATCTATGTCTAACGGAACATACCAATATATTGCGATATACAGTTGGTTTGATAATAAAGGGCAGCTTCATAGAAGTGCAACATCTTTACCTTTAACAGTAACTTTAGCAGCTGGAGGGACCTCACAAACTCAAATAGTAAATATACCAACACTAAGGCTTACTCAAAAACGCCTATCATTTATTGAACTTTATAGAACTGAAGCATCTGGAACTTTATTCTACGCTGTTACAACTTTAACTTCTCCAGAATTTAATACCGAAGTTTCAAATACTAAATCTATTACAGACTCTATAAGTGACGCAACTTTAATAGGTAGAGAACCTCTTTATACTACTGGCGGAATACTAGACAACGATCCAAGCCCTAACGCTTCAATAGTAACTACTTGGAAAAACAGATTAATCGTAGCTGGATTAGAAGATGAACAACAACTTGGTTACTCAAAAGAATATACTCCAGGAACTCCACCACAATTTTCTGACTTTTTTCGAATCAATGTAAGCAATCAAGGCGGACCAATTACTGCCTTAGGTGTATTAGATGATAAGTTAATTATATTTAAACAATCATCTCTATATGTTCTTAGTGGAAATGGTCCAAACGCAGCTGGTGAACAAAACGACTACGGAACTCCAGACCTAATTTCATCGGACGCTGGATGTTCAGATCCATCATCTATTGTAGTTACCCCATTTGGTTTAATGTTTAAATCTAGCAAAGGTATTCAACTTTTAGATAGAGGCTTAACAATTCAATACGTTGGGGCTCCGGTAGAAGCTTATAACGCTTACACCATTACAGCCGCTTCATTAGTGTCTAACAGTAACCAAGTAAGATTTCTTACATCTAACAATTATGCACTCGTTTATGATACATACTTCCAAAAATGGTCTGTTTTTGATAACCACGGTGGAAAAGATGGAGAAATTGTAGACGGAGTTTATACATACCTTAGAAACGACGGATTAGTTTTTGAGGAAGACAATTCAAACTTAGATAATGGAGAAGCAATTAGCCTATATATTGACACTGGTTGGTTATCATTTGCCGGAATTCAAGGGTATCAACGTGTTTACAAGATGTTAGGTTTGGGTGAGTTTTATTCCCCACATCAATTACTAATACAAGCTTATTATAATTACAATGACATAGTGTTGAGCGAAAAAACTATAAACTCAGAAGATTTTATCAATTCTGAAGCTTATGGGGATAGTACGACTTATGGTTCTGATGCTTTTTATGGTGGAGATGCCAACTTAAATGCTTATCAATTTCGCTTAGATATGAAGATACAAAAAGCCCAGAGTATTAGGATAAAGATTACAGAACTTCAAAACGATACATACGGACAAGGTTTAGCTCTTTCAAATTTAAATTTTGAAGTTGGGCTAAAAGCTGGAACTGGAAAAATAAACCAATCTCAAACTTTCGGGATGACACGATAATGAAACAATATAAAGATTATTTAGAAGAGACATATAAAGGTCAAAGTTGTTATATCGATCCGCAAAATCGTGGGTGGGCATCTTATAAAATTGATGGCGATGAGTGTTGTATAAACCATTGTTATCTAGCTCCTGACTTTAGAAACGCAAGTTTAATGGCAGAACTTTGTTCAAATATTGAGAAAATAGCTTTAGAATCAAATTGTAAATATATGACTGGAACAGTGGATATCAATTCATCTAATCCGGTTAGAAGTATTAAAATGATGGCAAATGATGG